TGATTTTGTTATGAAGGATGCTTTAGCTTTAAAATTAAATGGTATTGATTATTTAGATATTTATAAAAACAATGTTCTTTCAAGAATTGAACAAGACACTACATTAAAAGATGCAGGTGTTAAAAAAGAACAAGCAGAATTATATTTAAAGTTTGGACAAAATACATTAGCAAATTCTCTTGCCTCGTCTCAACCTGAATTTTTAAAAGAAAATATTGATAAATTTGATGCTTTAAATGTAGACGAAAAATTAAAATTAATAGCTGCAGCAGATACACAAATATTAGAAAATAATAAACAATACTTTACTACTTCTTTAAACTTAAACGAAGATAGTACAGCTTCACAATTAGTAAATAATTATCAAGAAATTGTTAATGGAACATTTGGTGGAAATGTTGAACTTATAAAAGAATGGGAAAAATTATCCACATCAGATAAAGCAGCTATAATAAAATTTGCTAGAACAAAAAGAAGAGAAAATACAGCAGAAATAAATAATAGACAAACAGCAGTTTTAAATGAAAACAAACAAAAAGCTGTAAACAATTATCAAAAAGTATTGGGAGATACTAATTTTTTAGAAACTATAGATTTATTAAAAATAAATCAAGTATTTGGAGAGCCTACTAATGCTTATGAATTAGATTCTAAAACTCAAATGGTAGAATTAGCAACAAAGATTGGACAAAAAGAATTTAATAATGTTAATAATTATTATAAAAATTTTCAAATTCAAAAAAAAATATTATCTGGAGAAATAACAGATCATTTAACTAAATTTACATTACCTGGTGAAACAGAAGCTAAAAGTATTACTGAGAGGGTTGGTGATGGAATATCAAAATCTGAATTTGGATTTTACTTAAATTATTTATTACCTAATTTACAAAATCCAGAATTTATAAAAAATAATAAAAAGTTATATGAAAAAATTGAATTATTACAACCTTCTATTGAGGGAGATAGTTCTTTAAAATATATTGATACAACAACTGATAATAGATTAAATAATTTTCAATCCCAAATGATATTAAGATTTAATGAGGGAATAAGAAAAGGAATTAATATAGATGAACTATTAGATAAGACTAGCAAACACTATATAGGTAAAGGTTTAATAGAACAATATAAAGCAAATAAAGATGCTATAACAGAAATACTTGCAAACAAATCTGCTGAAGTATCTGGAGATAATCAAAGCACTATTCCTCTTTATGATGAAGAAAAATATGGCTCTGTTGATGGTTGGTTAAATTCAAGAGATTATTTAGAGTGGAAATTTCCTGGCAGAAAAAAATTAAGAGAAGATATTGAAAGTGTAGCAGAAGAAACTACACAAGAAGAATTTGATAAAGGATTATTGCATCTCCAGGATGGAGTTGAAACAAAAAGAGAAGCATTTCAATCTTCAAATCAAGGAATTACATATAAAGGTAAACTTTATAAATATAATGAAGATGGAAGTCCACCTAAAGAATTTTTAGAAGAACTAGAAAAAGATTCAAAAAACAAAAATATAAAAGCAAGTAAAATAAATTTTGTAACTGATATTATTTTAGGTAAAGATCGTGATGTAATTAATAATTGGAATGAACATTACCAAACAGATAATACTTTTGAAAATGCAGTAAAAGCAAAAAGATTATTAAAACTTATGGAAAAACCTGGTTATAAAATTCCAGATGATGCCATACAAGCAATTCTAATTGCTGCAACTAATTTTGCAAATGATGGTGGTTTTTCAAAAGAAACTTTAATAGATTACTTAACAAAAATTGGACAAATAGAAACACAATATAAAACAAAAAGACAAAGAGGAGATAACCCAGAAAGAGAAAACTTTTATGCAAGATCATACTGGCAAATAGAAGTAGATACTGCAAAAGATTTATTAAAAAATTCTAGTGCTATATTTGGTAATAATTTTGAAACTTCTTTTTCTGAAGAATATGCAAAAGATGGCAAGACAGCAAGAGAAAGTTTATTAAATTTAGATGATAAAGATTTAGTTGAATTATTAGAAAAAGATGACGCATTAGCTGCAAATTTTGCTGCTGCACTAATAGTAACTAGATTTAATTCAAAAACAGCATGACAGTAATATCTAGCCAAATAAATGATATGGTGTCAGCAAATGTTCCACCAGAAAAAATAAATGAATGGAGTCAAACAAAAGCTAAAGAATTGATTGAGGCTGGGGTTAAAGCTGAAAAAATTACAGAAGCATTTGGTGTTGTTCCTTTTGATAGAAAAAATGAAAAAAAATATTGGCAATCTATTTCTAAGGAAGTAGAAAAAGATATTGATTTTTCAAAAATGGAAAGTGTTGATGATATACCTAAAGAAGTTAATGCTTTAGATAGAATACAAAAATTTTTATTAGGAGATGATGAAAGGTATCAATTTAAACCATATTTTGAAAAAGCTATAGGAAGTTCTGGTGTTAATAAAATTATTCAATATCATAGTGAAGGTGAATGGGGTTATGATTGGAATTTACCAGAACCGGAAGGCACAGGGTTTTTAGAAAGATTAACTGAAGGTGCAGTAGGTTTAGTTGCAGAACTTCCAACATTTATACCAGGAGCTTTAGTGGGAGGATTTACATCAGGACCTGGAGGAGCAGTTTTTGGTGGTGGTTTTTCAGCAGGTGCTATTCAAGGAATGTACACCGAAGCATTAAATAGAGGTCAAGTAAAAAATTTTGGAGAATGGTGGGATATATTCGTAGAAGAAGGTTTATCTGAAGGAGCAAAAACAGGTGCTAAATTATACGCAGCTTATAAACTACCAGGAGTTTTAGGTAAAGTTCCTTTTGTAAAACCAATCGTTAGCAATATTGTAGGAAAAACAATAACACAATCCTCAGCGTTTACTGCTGTTGGTGCTTTAATGGGTGATGATTTACCTAACGCAGAAGATTTTGCTGTTACTTCTTTATTATTTTTACCCTTTAATATTAAAACATCTCAATCAAAATTAAACAATGTTTCTGCAAAGACAGGTAAAAAACCTATAGATATTATAGATGATTTAATAAAAGATAGAACAATATGGGAAGATTTAAACTCTAAAAATATAGAAGTTCCAAGATCATATAAAGATATTGCTAAAGAAGAAACTATAAAAAAATCTATTCCTAAAGAAAAAAAAATAATAGAAGAAAAAATTATTGAATTAAAAAATAAAAATAAAAAAATATATGAAGAAGCTAGAGAACAAAATAAAAAAGATGAAAAGCAAGTACAAAAACAAGTTAAAAAAGAAAATCCTAATGATAATAATGCAGAAATAAATCGTAAAACAAGTGCCATTCTTTCTGAAAGAACTAATAAAAAATTAGAACCAAATATATTAAAAATTAGAAAACTTGAAAAAAAAATAGAGACAGTTGATAAAATAACAACCGAAATAGATAAACCTGTTAATGAAACTAGAGCAGAGATAGATAAAAGTATTCAATTTGAGTCAAGAAAAAAAAATATTTGATACAAAAAAATTTATAGATGATTTGTTTTATAATTTTATAGATCAAAATCATGTTTACAAAAGAGCTGTAAAACAAGCAGAAAAACATGGCGTTGATTATGCAAAAGAAATAAGTCCTTATGAGAATTTTCAATTATTAAATGGTATTAGGGGAACTATAGAAACTTTTATTGAAAAAGGAGCAATGGATTTTAAAACAGGAAATGTTATTGGTCCTTCTCTTAAAAAAATATTTACAGATAATAAAATAAATACTGTAGATTTATATAGAGATTTTATTAGATATGCTATTTCAAAAAGAGCTATAGAAAAATCATCACAAGGATTTGAAACAGGAGTTAATATTAAGGCTGCTAAAAAATTTATTAAAGAAAATCCTCAATTTGAAAAAGCATTTAGAGAAATTGTTAAAGTATCAGAACTTTCTCTTAAATATTTATATGATTCTGGTGTTCTTTCTAAAGAAGTTTATGAAGCTGCTTTAAAAGCTAATAAAGATTTTGTTCCTTTTTATAGAGATTTTTTAGATGATGCAGGTAAAGGTAATTTTACT